GTGGACGACTTGGGCTGTCGCGTCGTCTTCGATGATCTGGTGAAGGCCGTCGAATTCGTTGGGGTCGGCGTCGATGCTGCCGTAGATGGCTTTGTCGCCCCAGGTGTCTGCGAAGTTGCGGGCTTTGATGGCCAGTAGCTCGGCGGCGAGGTCTTGTTTGTCGGAGCGGGTGATGCGGAGGAACTTGTCGATGTCGGCGTCGCCGATGAGGATCTTCAGGGCAATGGTGAGGAGCGTGGTTGTGGGGGTTCCTTCGACGACGGTGCCGCCGGGTGCGATGAAGGTGGGGTTCGAAGCGGCGTTTTCGCGTTGGTATTGCAGCGCGTTGCCGCGAATGGGGACGAAGGGCATGAGTCCGAGGAGGGGGTTGGCGTCGATGGAGGTCTCGGCGACGCCGACGAGGACTTGGTTGGTCGAGTACTTGTCGGCTTCGGCGAGTGTGAGTGGCATTGGTTATTCCTTGGCGGTGGCGGGTGGGGGCGGTGTGTCCTTGCCGCCGGCGATCGGCGCGGGGCCGCTGTCGGACTCGAGTCCGTGGCGGATGCGCGTGAGGGCGCGCAGCCCTTCGGGAGCGGGCGCGGGTCCGCGCACGGGTGCGCTGGCTTGGCCGGCGGTGGCGGCTGGGTTTGGTTGGGTGGGCGGCGGGGTGTTGGCTTTGACGTGCTCGGCGATGGAGGTGGCGCGAGTGACGGCGGCGTTGACTTCGGCGATGGTGGCGCCGGCGATGGCGTCAGGGGGTAGGTCGGGGTGGGCGGCACGCTGGGCTTCGATGAGGGCGGTGACGCCTTCGCTTCGGGTGGTTTCGATGTCGGCGGTGGCTTTCTCGAGGGCGGCGGCGGCGGAGTCGCCGGCGTCGGCCTTGGCCTGGAGGGCGGCGAGTTGTTCGTCGGAGATGTCGGGCATTGGGTGAGGGCCTCCTGTGGCCGGGAACGTCTGGGGGAACGTTATCTATGGCTGGGGCCTGTGTCAAGGGGTGGTGTTTGGGTGTGGCTTTCGGAGATGTGGTAGTTAGGTCCAGACGGCGAGGACGGCGGCGTCGTCGGCCTTGGTCTCGTCGAAGAGCGCGACGGCGACGAAGCGGCCGGCGACCATGTCCGCGGCTGCGATGTCGCGGGCGGTGGGGACGTTGGACAGGGACATCTTGAGGGAGCCGGTGAGGGTGACGCGGGCGAGGTAGGTGCCGGAGTCGAAGGCGCGGAGGATCGCGCGGTGGATCTGGGCGGTGCCGGCTGGGATGGTCATGGCTTGTCTCTGTCTGTAATGGGGACGGTTTTGGTGAGGCCGCAGGGGCAGGCCCAGGTGGATTTGAAGCGGCTGTGGAGGTATTGGATGCGGACGAAGTGCCAGGTGTGGTGTTTGTGGGTTTTCACTAGACGCCTCCGAGTTTAAGGGTCTGTTCGTAGATGGTTGGGAGGGCGCCGAGGCGGCCGGTGCCGGCGCGGCGGAAGCGGGTTGTGATGCCGCGCACGCGCGCGGTTTGCTGCGCGGCGTGGATGAAGGTGTCGGTGTAGGCGATGACGTCGTTGACCTCGATGCCGCAGTTGGGTGGTGTAGTTAGCTCGCCCTTGTCGGTGGTGAGCACGGCTTTGCGGAGCCGTGCGGCGGCGACGGCGTTGGCGTCAGCAGCGGCGGTTTCGTTGGCGTCGCGGCGGCGGTCCTGGAGTGGCTTGTCGTGGTTCTGGGCGGCGAAGTCGAAGGCCTGGCCGAGGACGCCGGCGCCGAAGACCTCGGCGGCGGCGGGCGCCCGGTGGTTGCGGGCGCGGATGGTGTAGATGAGGTGGTCGGTGCCGTAGGTGTAGTCGGTGCCGTCGCTGGCGAGCGGCTCGTTGAGGGTGATGAAGGTGGTTTGGGTGAAGAAGACGTCGGGCATGATGTCGAGGAGCGCGAGGATGGTGTGGAGGTGGGATCGGTGGGGGTGGATTGTCCAGGTGACGTTGAAGTTGGCGGACCGGGAGCTGTTGCCGTTGTTCGCGCTGTCGATGCCGGCGCGCCCGGCTGTGCCGCGGGCGACGCGGGTGAGCGGCGAGGCGGCGACGACGATCGAGGAGCGAGGTGCGAACTGGGCGAGCCAGTGGTCGACGCCGCGTGTGTGGAGGGTGAAGAGGGACTTTCCGCCTTCGCGTGTGTACTGCCAGCCGGTGATGTATTGGCGGGGGATGGTTGAGAATGCGGCGTCGTAGCCGAGGCCGAGGACTACGTCTCTGCCGAGGGCGATGGGCGAGGGTGGGCCTGCGTACTGGGCGTTGGAGTTGTCGAAGGTGAGGTGGGCTTGCTGGTGGAGGCCGTCGAGTTCTTCGATGGTGGCTTCGATGAGGTTGGCGGACATGTCGAGCGAGACAGCGGTGCTCGATGCTTCGAGGACCTGGGCTGGGCGGGAGTACCAGGCCTTGGAGGCGCCGCCGTGCGCGATGGCGTAGCCGAAGTTGGTGGTGTTGTCGAGGGGGATGGGGTCGAGCCATTCGTGGGCGCCGGGCGAGAAGTCGGCGGCGGTTTGCTGCATGGTGATGTAGGTTCTGGTGTAGGCGGGTGTGCCGGTGAACTTCTCGACGAAGGTGACCCGCGTGGTATCGGGGCGGGCGATGAAGGGGGCGGCGAAGGTGACAGGCTCGTCGGTCTCCGCCTGTTGCTGGATGAAGAACTGCGTCCAGGTGTCGGTCGTGACGAGGACGCCGTCGCCGAGAACGAGCGACCAGAGGGTGGGCCGGAGCGTTGTGCTTTCGGTGCCGGTGACGACGATGTGGAAGTCGCCGTTACGGAGCATCTTGCAGCCGTTGATGGAGGCGGCGGTTTGTGTCCAGGTGGTGACGGCGCCGAAGGTTCCGCTGGTGCGGCGGATGCGTTTGAGGGTGTTGGACTGTTCCCAGACGATGCAGAGGTCGCCGCCGGTGGTCTTGTACTGGACGGTGAGTGCTTTAGGGGCGACGCCGCCGGTGGCGGTGGTCGAGGTCTCGGCGCCGAAGTTGGCGCCTTGGTCGGTGCTTTCGCGGAAGAACAGGCCGCCTGTGGAGTCGTTGTAGACGACGAAAACGCGGGTGTTGTTGATGACGGCGAGGGCGACAACGGTTGCGGTGGCGGCGCTGCTGAGGGTGGTCCAGGAAGCAGAGGGGTCGCGCTGGTATTGGGCGTTGCCGGCTGAGATGCGGACGCGGTGGAGGTAGGTGTTGTCGCCGGCGGCGTCGTGTTCGGTGTCGCCTCCGGCGTCGGAGTAGGTCTGGGCGAAGATGAGGTGGCGGATGTTGCGGATCGTGTTCTGCAGAATGGTGCGGACGTAGGGGACGCCTGAGGCGGCTTTCTGGGCGGCGAGGAGGCCGGCGCTAAGGGATCTCACGGTGGGGGGGGGGGGTTGAGGCGGTAGAGGGAGAGTTTGGCGTCGATGCTGCCGTCGTTGTTGTTGGTGAGGGAGAGGATGGTGATTGAGGAAGCGGCGAGGGCGTCGCGGAGTGTGCTGGGTTTGTGGTGGTCGAGGTGGGCTTCTGCGTTGCAGAGTTCTGCCGTTGCGAAGGAGTAGGCGGGCGCGAGCTGATCTCGGTAGTGCTGTTCGAGCGGATGTTGCATTAGACGGGGCCGGGGTCTGTGGTTTGTGAGGTGAGGCGTGTGTGGATGGCGGAGTAGAGTTGTGAGGTGTTGAGCCGCGAGGCGGCTGGCAGGGTGCGCAGCATCTGCTCGAAGGCGGCGAGCCGAGAGCGGCCGAATTCCTGGTAGCGGCCCCAGGTGTTGTCGCCGCCGACGTTGACGCGATTCGCGGCGTAGGCGGCGGCGGCGAGCGCCGCGTAGCCGGCGGCGCCGGTGCTGATGATGTTGTCGTGCGAGGTGGGGAACGTCACGGACCCGTTGATGGCGTGTTCCTTGTGCCATAGGATATCGACGTTGGGGGTGCCGGAGGGCGCAGAGATGAGGTCGAGGGTGAGTGTGTCGCCCCAAATGGTGAAGGGGACGTACTGCGGTGGGTATTCGCCGGTTGGGTATTCGGCGGCGACGACGCGGATGCGTGGCGTGAGCGTAGCGAGGGACACGTTGCGGCTGTTAGGGGCGGTGGGCAGTGTTGACTTTTGCTCGATGGGGCTGGCGTGGGAGTAGTCCTGTAGGGCGCGGTAGATGGCGCGGTTGATTTCGGCGTCGGTCCACAGGGTGTTGCCGGTGTCTTTGAGGTCGTTCTCTACGTCGGCGCGTATGGTGGCGAGGGAGCTCATGATGGGGGGTGGCGGTACAGGATTCTGCGGCAGGCCGGGCAGGTGACGAAGCGGTAGTAAGGCGTGGTGCTGGTTCGGCGGGAGAGGCCGCAGGCGGTGAAGTATGGGCGTTTCCTGTTGGAGCGTTTGTGGATGGGGCGTTTCATTGTTGCTGGGTCCTGGCGAGGTGAAGGACGTAGAGGGCCTGGTCGATGGTGTCGGGCGCGGTGGTGAAGTCTTGTGCGTTGTCGAGCGCGAGTCGGGCGAGGATGCGGGCGAGGTGGTGGCGGGCGTTCGCGCGTTCGAGTGCGTCGTGCGTGGGGTTGTGGTGTTGGTCGGCGCGGTGTTGTTGAGCGAAGGTTTGCCAGGTGGCGGTGGTGGCGTGGGCGGCGGTGTACAGTGAGCAGCCGTGGAGGCCGCGGCGGAGAACGTCGGCGAGCTGCTCGTGGATGGTGCCGGGCGGGATGGCGCCGAAGCCCTGGATGACGGGGAGTACGGGCTTGTTCTGGAAGTCGGCGCGGTCGAGTGCGTCGGCGAAGGCGCGGCCGACGTAGCCGTCGGGGCGGTTCGGGTAGAAGGCGAGCGGGTAGATCATGGGCATAACGGCGGTGGAGTTGGCGATCAGGTGTTGGGCGTAGGGCTTGGTGGTGCGGTGGGCGCGGGAGTCGATGCAGGCGTAGGTCTGGGTGCCGGGGGCGAGGTTGAGGAGGCGGCCGAGCAGCGCGCGCATGGCGACGCCGTCTGTGTGTTCCCATGGTTCCTCTGCGTTGATGACGGCGAACTGCGCGCCGCGGCGGATGCCTTCGGCGAGGAGCGCGGCGTCGTCGAGCGGGCGGTGCGGTAGAACGTAGGCTTCGACGGCGACGGCGGCGCCGGCGTTCTTGAAGGCTTCGAGCTGTTCCCAGTAGCCGGCCTTGGTGATGATGCCTGCGCATTGGGTGGCGCGGCGCGCCACTGTTTCGAACGGGACCGTGCCGTACTGGTTCCACCAGGTCCAGAAGCCGGCTGCTTTCACGGGTGCGCTCCTTGGGTCGGGCGAACGGGGGAGGCGGGCGCGGCGCCCGCGCGCGGCCTGGCTGCCGGGGTGCCGGCGTGCGCGGTTGCTCCTGCGCCGCGGCCCGCTCCCCCCCTTCGCCCGAGATCGGCGGTGCTGCCGTGGTCGATGACGAGCTGCCAGCCTGGGGGGGTCTGGCGGGCGTTCCAACCGAGGTTATGGTTTGCGCCCGGGTTTTCGTCGTCGGCCTTCATGATTAGCGACACGATGCCGGAGCGGAGCGTCAGTGCGTCCTCGACGAACTCGCCAAGGCCGAAGATCTCATGTATGCCGAACGCGGTGGCCTCGGCGTAAGGGACTGGTGTGGGCACGGCGGCGTCCCAGTCGCCGCCGTGTGTCGTCCATTCGGTGGTACCGTCGTACTTTTTCCAGGTAACGCCAAGCTCGGTCCACGTTGCGGGGCGGGTGCAGCGGAAGATGTGCGCGGCGAAGCCTCCGCCGGCGAGTGAAACGATGGAGCGGACGAGCTTGGCGGTGTTGATTTGCTGGCCGGCGAGTGCGCCGACGTCGAAGTTGGCGATGGGGCGGTCGAGGAAGGTTTTGGTTGGGCCCGCGTAGGTGGCGCCGAGGAGGATGACGGAGTCGCCGCCGAAGTTGGTGTCTTGTTGGGGCGTTTGCATGTATGAGTCAATCTGGCACTGGACGGTGAGTTCAGGCACGCGTCGGGTCCTCGAGGAGTGCGATGGCGCGGTCGAGCTGGCGGATAGCGTCGCGGAGGTCGACGGTGACGCGCCATGCGGTAGGGGCGCCGGTCGCCGGGTCGGTGCCGGTGATCTCTGGCGCGGTGGTGAACTGCGTTTCGACGAGGGCGAGTAGGGCGTGATCGGTGAGCGTGAAGGTGGCTTCGTCGTGGCTGCTGTCGATGGCGTCTTGGGCGCAGCGGCGGATGAGTTGGTAGAACGTGCGGCGGTCGTTGTTGGTGGTGACGACGTTGCCGAGCAGTGCGGGTCCGGCGTCGGGTTCGAGCCAGGTCGCGGCGCCGGTGATGAGGCCGGCTTCCTCGGCAAGGATGAGGATCGCCCGTTGCGGTTCGAGATCGCCAAGAAGCGCGCGGACGGCGTTCTGGTCGTGGATGTCGCCCGGCGGTCTGGTAGTTATTGGTGCCATGATTTGCCGACGCGAAGTCGCTTGGTGAAGTAGTAGCCACCGAACGCTGCGGCGGCGGAGAGGGCGCCGAGGATGGCGGTGATGGCGGTGGTGGCGGCGGTGGAGATGATGAGGTGCTGTTGGGGGGTGAAGAAGTGTGCGCAGTCGAGGAGCATGGCGGCGGTCCCCTCTAGGTGGTACAGGAACGTCGCTGCGATGTTAGGGGGTGGCGGCGGGTTGTGTCAAGGGGGCGGGTTGGGGAGCGAGGTCGCGCAGCAGGCGGACGAAGGACTCGTGGAGGTCGTGTTCTTCTTCGGGGGTGAGCCGGTGTTCGAGGGCGACCATGCGGACGAGGACGCTGGCGGCGAGGGTGAGCGTGTTGATGTTGGAGGGGTCGTTTTCCATCAGGAGGAACATGGCGGTGCGGAGGAGCGCGATCTCTTGGTCGAGTTCTTCCGGGTCGAGCGCCAGGGCGCGGCGAAGGATGTTGCGGGCCTTGGGGCCGAGCGCGGCGGCGTAGAAGCCGTGCTTGCGGGCGTTCTGGTTTTTGGGTTGACCGCCGCGTTTCCGTCGGTGGGGCATGGTGGGGTTAGCTAGCGTGGACTGGTTGGAAGGTTCCTTGTGAGCGCGCGAGGTGGGTGAGCGCGGTGAAGCGTTCGAGGACGGACAGCCGGGCGCCGTACTGTTCTTCGAGCGTGTTCAGGTAGTCGAGCGATCCGGCGATGATGACCATGGCGGCGAGGTCGTAGTTGCCGGTTGCGAGGCCGTGCTCGAGGAGGCGGCGCGCCGTCGGCTTAGCCATGGGTGCAGGGTAGCGCGTGCGTTCCACGTGGAACAGCCGCGCTGGGTGCAACGAGGCCGCGGACCTTGCGGTCGCGGCCTCGTGCGCATTCGTCTCCACCGGTGACGTTCCTGACCTGGGCGACGGAGACCGGCGCTTAGGGAGGTCCGGCGGAGGTCATGCCTCGACTATACACCGGCGAGCGGTGGGGGTCGAACGTCCGTGCTCGTCGGTGTTGGTCGGGGCGACTGGATTCGAACCAGCGACCTCCTGAACCCCATTCAGGGTCGCGCGCGGTGATGCGCTCCTGATCTGGTATCAGGAAGGCTAGCGGATTCTGGGGTTGTTGGCCAAGGCCGGCCGGGGTGGTGTGTGCGGGCTTCGATAACCCTTGACGGCGCGGCGGTGTTGGTCGTACGCTTCGAGCCGACGTTCCTGCACGGTGGGTTTTCCGAAGCGAAAGGGGACCCGACGCATGGCCGAGCCGGCCCGAGTACTTCGACCCCTGTTGCCTGAGACGCCGTCGCGCGCGCGCGACGGATCGACGGATGGACGATTCGACGGACAGACAGAGAGAAGGACGGCTGTCGATCCGTCGGTCTATCCGTCGCGTTTTTCGACCGTCGACGGTCGGCCGCCGGTGACGGCGGCGAGCGCGGAGCGGTTGGCGCGATGGCTGGAGCTGAGGTGCGTGCGCGATATACCGAAGCGCCTGCGGCCTCACCGGGTGGACCGAAACAGCTACGAGCTGGGGACGTTTGTGGGTGGGGGGGTGTTCGTGCGGCGGTACGGGGCGCGGCTGATTTTGAGGGCGCTGTGGGACATGGTGGATCGGTGGGATCCGGAGTCGGGGCGCGGCCGGACGTGGCGGCGGGAGATCGTGTCGCCGGCGAACTACCTGGTTTTCTTGGTGAAGGAGCTGGCGAGGGGTGAGGGGCCGTGAGCAAGGGGTTGGAGGAGCGCTGGTGTCCGAAGTGCTGCCGGAGGACCGGGCATGTCGTGACGAAGGGGCCGCGGCTGAAGGTGGTGCAGTGTATGAGGTGCTGGCGGGGCCGTGAGGTACGCGGCGAGGAGGAGCCTGTGGAGGGGCGCGCGCGGTGAGCGAGGGGCGGCGGACGGCGGACGTGATCGACGCGTACGTGCGTTCGCGTTATGCGGCCGGGTGCTCGGCAAAGTACGAGGCGTGGTTGCGGTACACGCTTGGGTTCTTGGCGCGAGCGTTCGAGGAGCTGCCGGCGACGGCGGAGCAGATCGATGAGGTGAGCGCGGGGCTGCCGGTTCGCTTGTCGGAGCAGACGCGGCGTGACGTGTGGAACGGGATGCGGCTGTTGTATCGTTGGGCGAGTGGCCGGCTTGGTGTGCCTGACGCGACGGAGAGGGCCGAGCGGCCGCGGCGCCCGCGAAAGAAGGTGCTTCGGACGCTGACCGATGATGAGATGGACCGCATCTTTTGGGCGAATCGACGTTACGGGCGTGACTTGGCGATGGTGCGGCTGATCCTGGACACGGGGTTACGTTTGGGTGAGCTGAGTGGGCTGACGTGGGATGACCTGACGTGTGACGGGCCGAACCGCTTCAGTCTGCGGGTAACGGGGAAGTGCGGCGAGCGCAGGGTGCCGGTGTCGGCGGAGACGGTTGGGGTGTTACGGGCGCTGAGGAGCGGGCAGCGCGCGGTTTGGGTTGGCCAGTACGGGCCGTTGGAGAAATCGGGCGTGCAGTGTGCGGTGAGGCGGGTGTTGCGGCGCGCGAGCGTCGACGGTGGGCCCCACATGCTGCGGCACACGTTCGCGGACCACTACGTGAGGAACAACGGCGACGTGTTCTCGCTGCAACTCATTATGGGCCACGAGAACATCGAGACGACGTACCGGTACGTGCACTTGAACAATCAGCACGTGCAGGAGCGGCACGCGAAGTTCTCTCCGATGGCTGGGCGTGGGCAGAGCCACCAGCTGCGTTTGCTGGGCGAGGAGACGGGGACGTGAGGCGGCTGGGCGACTACGGCCCGTGCGCGAAGTGTTCGTCGCCGATTCGGTGGGCCCGCATGGGGGGCGGGAAGTACACGCCGGTGAACGCTGAGGGAACGACGCATTGGGCGACGTGTTCGGACCCTGGCTTCTTTAAGCGGAGGGCCGCGCGGCGGCGTGCTGATCCGGCGAGGCCGTTGATGTTGGATGGCTTTTGATGGGTCTGAATGTTTGAGGACAACAGTGAGGGAATTTAGTCCGTGATCTTCGACGTGTTGGTGGCGCTGTGTGGTGCTGCCGGTTTAGTGCTGGCCGGGTTCGTAGCCGGCTGGAACGCGCACCGGTGGGAGCAGCGTGGTGTGTTGTTCGTTCGGCGTTCTCGTCGCTGGCGTTGATGCTGGTCAGCGGCGTTGGGCGCGAGTCTCTATCGCCTGGCGCGCCGCCGGTTCCCGGTTGATACCTCCTCCGTGGCCGGCGGTGCGCCGACTCGCGTATGATGGGCTGCTGTGTGTAGGACGAGGCGCGGGGCGTTGTTTTTGACGTTGTACCTGGTGGTGGGTGCGTCGTTGGCGGCTGACGTGGTGCTGATCGTGCTGTTGTTCGCGGGCTGGTAGACGAAGCGCCCGGGTTGTTGGCCCGGGCGCTTGGTGTACGGGGTTTGTGTCCTGTAGGGTGCGATGTTACGCTGCGGCGTTCTGAGATGTCAACTTGCACCACCCACCCCATGCGTCCTTGCCTGTGCAGAACAGGTAGGCGCTGTTCTTGCCCAGTTTCGGTGTGCGGTCTGGGTGGTCTGGGCACGTCCACTGGCCTGCCGGAGCGGGCTTGTGTTGCGTCTGCCGCTGGCGTGCGGGTTTGAGGGGTAGCGGAGCGGGGACTTGAGCGGTCGCGCCGCCGTAGTCTTTCTTGATGCTTGTCGCGGCCTTTGCTGCGCCCCACGTGGGCGACGAGATGTCCACGTACGGTTCGGCTGGCAGCACTTCGACGTAGCGTGTGAGCACTTCTTTCAGGGTGTCGTTGGCGAGCTCGTCGAGCGCGGTGATGCTGAGGGTGAGTAGCCCTTCGGCGGCCGCGTCGATGAGCACGTCGTGCGTCAGCCTGGCGGGGTTGACCGTGCGGTTCTGCTTGCTGCGCCAGGTGGCCGCGCAGCCGTCGCCGCGATCGAGCGTGTCGTCGGGGTGGGCCTTCATGTAGTCGGCGATCTCGGCCTTCAGTTCGTCCAGCGTGGTTCGAAGCGCGGACGCTTTCCGCCGGATGGTTGTGAACGTGAGCATGTTCGCGAGAATCTCTTCTTTGGTTGCGGTCATGACGTTAGTTTCCCTTTCTGTTTCCGTTTCTGGGTGAACGTGGTGTAGTAGACTTCGAGTTCGGCGTTGTCTTGTTCCTTTTTGTTGACGAGTTCGGCGAGTTGGTGCGCCCGCCGGCTGAGCCGGTCTGCGTCGTTGCCGAGCGACGCGATGGCTTGGGCGAGTGGCCGGAGTTGACGGCGGATGCGCTTCCTCGTTTTTCGCATGGTGCCTCCTTTGTTGAAAGCCTGGCGAGTGCGAGCGGGCACGTACCGAGGCAGCGTGGGTGGTGAGAACCTGATGCGCAGTTCATGGTTTCGCCCCTTTCTGGCCGAAGGCCAGCTGAACGGGGGCGCCGAGGACCAGACGGCAGCGACGCCCCCACACGCAGACGGACGAGCACGGAGAGCAGACCGGCGGAGCGCCAAACCGGGAGACCGCCGGCAAACGGCCGCAACAGCAGCAGAGCAGCGCCCGGCCGACCGGGAACGCGCGCCGACACACGCACCCCCGCACACCTAGCGGCCAAGAGCAGGACGAGCAGCGAGGAGGACGAGACGCGATCACGACGCCACCGCCGCCGAGAGGAAACACGCGAGGCACGGACCGGACGGCAGGACGGTAACGCGACCACACCCCGAAGGGCACGGCCGCACGGGACAGCAGAGACAACAGCCGGAGCCCCGACAGAGAGAACAGACGACGGACGGAACGACCATGACACAGACCCCTTTCACCGGCGGAGAACCGGAACGGCCCCCGGCCCCCCCGGGCGCGGGCGACGCGCCAGCTAAGGCGGCCGCACGCCGACGGAGGCAATGCCCGCAGCGCGCACCCCACCATCAACGCCGCCCGCACGAAGGCTTAAAAAGACGGGGGGCGCGCGGAGCCGCCGGGGGGCGGGCGCGGCGTAGCCGCGAGGCTTGCCGACCGAGGATCGGCCGCCATACTGGGGAAGGCGCGCGCGCGGGGAGAATCGTGGATCCGGTGGGGGCCCGCCGGAGGCGGGCGAGGGGGCGTGTGTTTAAAGGGGAACGAAGCGAGTGTGGTTGTGTTGGTTGGTTTGGACGGGCGTCGTCGGCGGAGCGCGGCGAGAGCCGGGCGGAGCCGCGCGGCCGTGGCGCCGGTGGGCCCGGAGCCCGCCTCCTTTGCGCGAGCGGTGAGCGGCGCCCGATCGGTGAGTGCGGGCGAAGGGGTGAGCGGACGGCGGCGGGCGTGGCCCAGAGGCCACGCGGTGCGCGAGGGCGTGGGGCGGAGCCCCTCGACCGAGGAGCCCGCAGGCGGCCGGCGCGGTGCGCGAGCTAGGGTACGCGGCCGCGGGCGATGCGAGGTTGGTGCCGGTTGGCGGCGTGGGTGAGGAGGGCGAGTGAGGTTACGTAGTCGTCGTGTCCTTCGTCGGCGGGGACGCGCCAGTTGATGAGGTTGCCTGGCAGTAGTTCGCGGCGGCAGGCGCGTACTTCGTTCCAGAATGTGGAGGAGTCGGGTGAGGCATCGGGGTGGTAGATCTTGAGGCGGCCTGTTGCTGTAGTTGTGATTAGTTCGAAGCCGAGCTCGCTCTTGTTGGTCCTGGTGAAGCGGAGGGGTATGACGCGGTGTTCGCCGAGTGCGTTGGCGAGGAGGCGGGCGATGGTGTCGCCGAGGCCTGTGGCGTCCACGGCGACGGTGTCGACGCGCCAGACGCTGGTAAGGAGGTCGCGGAGTTGGGGGAGGAGTTGTTCGTGGGGTGTGCCTTGCCATGCGATGTGGTGGAGGACGGCGGCGTGGTTCTGCTGGATGGGGTCGGATGGGGACGCGGGTGAGACGGCGGCGATGGTAAGGACGGTGCGGTCGTGGGTGGCGGCGTGTGCGTCGGCTGAGCCTGCGAGGTCGAGGCCCGCGACGAAGCGAGCGGCTGAAGGCGGGGAGCTGCGGCGAGGGAAGTCGCCGGCGAGCTGGGCGATGAGGTCTGGTGTGAACAGGCGACCCTCGCCCGGTAGGGTGTGGAGGTCGTACTGAGTGAGGAAGATGGGATGGTTGGGGCCGAGGCGCTGCTGTTCTGCGGCGACGAAGGCGCCGTAGGCGGGGACGTGGCGAGCCACTTCGTGCCAGTCTGCGTCGAAGACGCGGCGCGAGCCGTCGGCGCGCTGTTCGGCGAGGGCGGCTTGGCGCTCGCGTTCGAGTAGGTCGAGGTCGGACCAGGGGGTGCCGTAGAGGACGGCGGTTGCGTTGAAGGCGGCGCGCATTGGGGCGAACTTCTTGTCGTAGGTGTCGGCGTCGAAGTCTTGGGCCTCGTCGATTTCCAGCAGCAGGCCGGCGGTGTCGCCGACGACGTTGGCGTTAGGCTCGCCGCTGGCGAAGGAGACGGAGGCAGGGCCGACGATGACCAGGTGGTCGTCGTTGTGGTTCTGTGTGCGCGTGGCGCGAAGGGCGCCGATGAGACGGCGGCGAGAGCGGACGGTCTGGGGCCGGAGGGTCGGCGCGGCTTTGACGAGCGTGGGCGAGCGGGCGCCGAAGGCGCCGGTGTTGGCCATGGCGAGGATGGCGAGTTCGAGTTGGGCTGAGACCTCGTTCTTGCCGGACTGGCGGGCCATGCGGCAGACGAAGCGGTGACCGTCGTTGCGTAGGATGCTGGCGATGACGGCGCGGGCGAGGGGGAGTTGGTATGGGCGGAGGGCGCTGAGCCCGGAGGTCACGGCGCGGGCGTTGTGGCTTGGGCGAAGCGCTGGGCTTCGTCGAGGACGCGGGTGAGTTCGGCGTCGGGGTCGTCGATGTTGCCGAGTTGGTCGGCGGCGAAGCGGCGTGAGTGGATGCCGCGGTCGACGAGTTGTGCTTCTTGGGCGACTTGGCGATCGCGGTCGGTCGGCAGGACGGAGCCCCAGGCGATGTCGTGGCGGGCGCCGCTGAGTGAGGTGTTGGTGAACTGGTCGAGCAGAGCGAGGATCATGGCGTTTCGTTGGCGGTAGGCCTGGGTGCGGATGATGCGTTTGCGGTCGGTCTTCTTGACGAGGGGGTCGAGCTCGAGCTCGAGTGCGACACCGGAGAGGTCGCGCCCGCCGGTGTCGCCGAAGGCGGCGCGCGGAGTTTCGGCGAGGTCGTGGATGAGGCGGTAGATGGCGGCGAGGTATTCGACGTGGAGTGTCGGCGCGCCGCCGCGCAGGAGGTCGAGGAGTTCGGCCTTGGCGTCCTTGGGTAGTTCCCAGATGGCGCCGGGCCGGACGGCGATGTCTTGGGCTTCGGTGACGCCGGAGAGGGCGGCGATGGGGTTGCCGCTGAGCTCCATGATTAGTGACAGTTGTGTGAGTTCGCGGTTGAGTTCGGTGAGTGGGTCGTAGAGCGTGTCGAGGTCGGAGGTTCCCCAGAGTTGCTTGGGCTCGCGGACGTTGGGGAAGATGACGAAGGGGATGAAGCGGTAGGGGTTGGCTTCGTTGCGGACGAGGGCGGCGTTGAGCCAGAGCTGGTAGTTGTCGGTGGTGTAGGTCTCGACGATGGCGTTCTGGGGGCGGTGCGCGAGGCCAGGGAGGGCGATGGCGGCGTTCTCTTCGTCGAGGGTGTATTGGTGGGCGACGCGCCAGAGGGTGTAGGGGTCGTCGGGCCAGTGCCACGCGAAGATGCCGGATGGGTCGGGGGCGGAGACGCGGACCTGTTTGAAGGTAGGGTCCCAGTAGACCTTGTAAGCGCCGTCGCCGAGGACCGCGCAGTCGATCTCGGTGTCGAAGTCGAGGGCGGTGAGGTTGTTTTGCTGGGCGACCTGTTGGAGGGCGGTTTCGGCCTGGTCGGCGTGGGACAGTTCGTCGGGCGTGGGGTTGGTTTCGGTGCTGGGATGGACGACGGTGGTGCGGCCGGTGAGGAGCGCGGCGCAGGCTTTGTGGATGATGGAGCGGGCGTAGTTGAGGGTGAGTCGGCGGATGGCGTTGTTGCGGGGCGCGTTGGGCCATTGCTTGCCGTTGTAGAAGTCGAGGGCGCGGGTGTAGCGTGCGAGGCGGTCGCGGTCGCGCTTCTTGAGCTGCTCGGGGATGGTGAGCGGTGGCATGGCGGCTGGCGCCGCCTAGGGGATGGCGCGGGGTGGTAGCGCGCGGCGGAGCCGGCTGGTGATGGAGGGGCGGCGGGTTTTGGTTGGGCGGATGGTTGGTGGGACGAGGGCTGCCCGGCAGTTGGAGCAGGTGCCGTCGTGGTTGAGGATGACTTCGGTGCGGCAGCGTTCGCAGTAGGGGCGCATGGGGGCGGCTAGTTGACCCAGGCGGCGGGGCCGATGCCGTCGTAGCGGGCGACGGCCTGGGTTTCTTTGAGGGCGATGGCGGTGTAGGCTTTGACGCGCCAGCGGTTGGCGTCCTTGGTTTCGAGGGTGCCGATGTTTTCGAGCTGGATGATGCGTTCGAGGTTGTCTTGGGCGTCGGGGTCGTCGGCGCTGATGCCGAAGAGTCCGGCTTCGTCCATGCGGAGGGCGAAGATCGTGGACGCGTCGCCGCCGGTTTTGGCGAGGAAGGCGCCGCCGGCGGTGAGGGTTTCGGTGTCGGTGATGAAGTCGCAGGGGAGCATGGGGATGTCGGCGTAGAACTGGAGCGGGCGGTTGATTCCGGCGATGCGGTCGAGGGCGAGTTCGCGGCCTTGGGCGCGGGCGAGGGTCTGGATGCTGCGCATCGAGCGGCGGGACATGATGAGGACGTTGGCGCGTGGACGGACGAGGTCGATCATCTGGTCAAGCTCGCTGAGGGCGCCGGGGTCTGAGGTCGCGTCGACGCTGGCGTGGACGACTTGGGCTGTCGCGTCGTCTTCGATGATCTGGTGAAGGCCGTCGAATTCGTTGGGGTCGGCGTCGATGCTGCCGTAGATGGCTTTGTCGCCCCAGGTGTCTGCGAAGTTGCGGGCTTTCATGGCCAGTAGCTCGGCGGCGAGGTCTTGTTTGTCGGAGCGGGTGATGCGGAGG